TTTTCTTCTAAATCAGTATTCATTAATGTTATATTAGTTTCAATTTGATTTAGTCTTTCAATAACACCAAAGTATGCCCAAGTACCTACTGCAGCTGCAGCGATTAGACTTATAATATTTCTTAACGGTGTTGCTACTACCGTGTTATCACTTATTTTTGCCACTAGTCTTTCCTAACTGACAGCGAATCCTGTCTGCTCTTAGCAGCCAATGCTTCTTTACCATAAAATGCCGCTACTATTGCTGCAACAGAAACAAAATAAACTGCTGCCATATCTCCTAGGATTGATCCAGCTTGATCTAAACCTAGCCATATTGCCAACACAACTGCAAATGGATATAATAACATGCCCCATAAAGCAAACCATGCCATTTGTCTTTGTGCGTCTTGTTTTTTATCTTCGTTTTCCATATCAGACCTGAGGTCTTCAAGTTCAATCATTCTTCTTTCCATTAACATTTCCTCATCACTAACTATTCCATCTCCATCTTTATCTAGATGTGCAAAACTAGAATCTTTTTGTAATTTCTTCTGTGCCATTTTAATATCCCATTTAGCCATTTTACTTTTTAAGACGATTATTTTGTTCTTCAATTGCGTCTAATAATAAAGCTACGTATATTTCTCTTTCCCATGGAACCATCATTTCTATTTCTGTAAGTGACCACTTATGATAATATAGTAATGCAAAGTTCATCCGAATCATGTTCTCTAGAGAATCATGAGAAAGAGCTACCCTAAAAAATCGCCAATACCTCCTAACTGTAATTCAGTTTCTTCGTTACATTTAGAACATTTAAACTTTACATCATGGACAAGTCTTGGAAAATTATCAAAAGCGCCTTGTGCATTTTTAAATTGTTCTGAACTTAATGATTCTAAAAACTGTACTACTTCTTCAGGCTTTTGTTCCTTTGAAGGATATACAGTGTCTGCATCATACACATAATCTATAGCTGCGCCCATTGTCGCAATCAGTGTATCAGTGGCAGTTCCTCCTGATACTTCCATAAATTTCTTTAGTCTACCAACTGTAGGTAACTTAAAGCAAACACCAACAGAATCATTTATTTGAACCTTTTGCTCATTTGCATCTTCACCACTAGGTTCAATTGAATCCAAGTTGATTTCATACTCATTCGGATGTTCACAATGTGAACATTTAAGATTAATCTTAGCGGTTTCACCAACACTCTTTGATCGAATTTTAAGTAGCAAATATTCAATATCTGTAGATGTAAGATCTTCGATATTTACTTTTTCAAAAGTACATGCTTTAATCATGTCATTTGTTGCACTTGCAATCTGTGCGGGATCTTCACTTTCAGTTGCTTGTAGTAGAATCTTTTGTTCCTTAACAAAGAACGGTCTGTACTCTACATTCATTCCGCATCCTGGCAACTTAACAGTATGTTTTGCGGTATTTACTAACGGTAAGCTCATAGTTTAATAATCCTTTAAAAAAATCTATTGAAAATTTCATTTCCAATTTTTGCAGCAATGGCTGAGCCAGCACTGCTTGTTTCTACCCAATCATCATATGCAAATGTGATGGTTACTCTCGAGATTGTGTTCTCGTTTGTATTTCCTAGGTCTATCGTACTGATATTTATAGGAAAAGCTTTACGCAGTTTACATGAATAAACAGGTATGTTTTGATCATTTAGCTGCTGAATCTCTACTTCTGAAACATAATCATCTTTATATGATAATGTTTTACTTTTTATGTCAAATATACTTTCCACCCACTTATCAAATACATCTTTAATGTAATAATCTCCTGTAAGTAAAAATGTAAAAGACACGTCATCACTGATATAACTATAAGGCATCTTTCTTGCCTTCATATGTGTAATATACTCTGTAGTGGCAATAGATCTTCCGGGTAACTGCGCAGTCTCACACAATAAAGAAATATCCCTTGGATCATTAATAACTTGAAATGGATTAAAATTACCAGAAATAACATTAGTGATAATACTTCTGGCATCAATACTGACAAGAGGTAAGTTCATATAGACTGCAAATCGATTTGCTTTTGCCAGACCTGTTCTTCTACCTATAGTAGATTTTAATGAGTCAATATTGGCTGGATAAGTCATGAGTATATTGCCTTTCTAGAGTCTTTGTAAACTGATGCGACTCTTTGTTTTTTAAATCTTTGTGTTGGCATGAATAAAGCAATTTCCCATTCAGGCGCTTCAACTTTTGCTATTCTTGATTTGATATGTTGTGTCAAATAATGCTTAAAACATGGTTCAAAAAATCTTAGTTTTCTTACACTCTTAAGTATTCTATATCTTGTTTTAAATCTTGTAGTTTCATCATATCTTTGATTAGTCATAGTTTGTAAAAGAGCATCAAAGAATTTTGCTCTTAATGCTGGAGGTAGATAATGTAGATTTAAACCATAAAAACCACCAGGTGCTTTTTCAACCATAATAACTAAAGGAAATGTATCATAATATGGAAGTGTTTGTTTGTTCTTTGGGTCATAAAAAAACATTAACATTTCACCCATTCTTGGACGTGTTGTACGAACAAGTTGTGAATCTCTTATTAAAGACTGTCTGTTTACAGTCCTCATTGTTTTAAGTTTATCACGGAACCATTCGCGTGACTCTTCTGTCCTTGGAGGTATTCCTCCACGAAATGCTTGAAATTGTAATTTTTGAAATAAAGACTCTGCCATACTTCTATTTATACTGGTCGTATGACCCAAATGCCCAATGTTTTTCTTTACACCACCAGCATTTTTTACAAGGATATGGACTATCAGAAATACAACTCACCGTAAGCTTATACAAATCTTCCAGCTGAAGCTTTTTATATTGCTCTGCAATATATTTTTTGTCAACGGAGCCAAAAGGCAAAATCCATGTTGTTTTTGCAATGTGATGTAGTCTTTCTGAATCAGCGTCTCCTTCCTTTAAAGGCCTGCTGTCATCTGGCATTCCTTGGGTCACTCCTCTTATAATGAAAGGAATATTATACCTTCTCATCATGTATTCATGATTTGCTTTCCAATAGTGTTCTTTTGAAAACTTCGCTTTTCCTTTTTCATATGCAAAAACATGAATAGGTTTTATAATATCAGGCCTATTCATATATTCGACTATGGCTTCAGCAGCTTCCCAACTATAAGTTTGAGTTATAGCAGTATCGTATCCATGTATTGGATAGATATGTACGAGTCCTATTTGGTCTCTTTCAATAATCATCTGAACAAGCTTGTAAAGTATAAGCGCTGAATCTGTGCCTCCTGATAAACTTATTCCTATATTTTCAATGTTATCTGGAAAGCTTTTGAAATAATCAGTCATCCTTTAAGTATTTTAATCCCCATGTTAGTTAAAGTGTCTTCTGTCCATATTTGAAACTTATATCCTCGATCAATTGACCACTTTTCTGCGGCTTCCCATTTACTCATATTCTTAACATATGTTTTAACTTCATTTAAATATTTTTTAGTTTTTCTTTTTGGTGTCTTTGGAGGAACAGTTTGAAATTTTGGTTTGATCTCTACAAGATATTTTTTTCCATTCTTATGAAGTAGATAAATATCAACAAAATAACGATGTACACGATTATCTGTGCGGCATCTATATGGTATAACAAATGATTCAGAGTTCCATTCAATTACGTCATCATTGGCATCAAGATACCGAAACACGGCTCTTTCCCAAGATGATCGATAAATCACTTTTGTCGGATCACCTCTGTACTTCTTATAGTTTTTTACTCTATAACGACCTTTATAAACCATATAAATACTTATAACAGATTTTAAGAAGGATTCAAAAATATGCATACTTCCGGACATGAAGCAGATATTGAAGCTGAACGAGCTGCCAGAGCATCTGAAACACAAAAACTTGAGGAGATGACATCTGCACGTGAAGGTACACTCGGTGATTTCAGCGGTCAAGACGGGAAAGGGTCTTTTACTTTTCCACGAAATACTAATGATCATCCAGCCTGGGTAAGAATGCAAATAATTGAAAGAGTTTCTGGCGGATTTGATAATATGTTTAGCGGTGAAGTTCCAAAAGGTAAAAACCTTGGTGCTATCAATCTATACATGCCTCAAACAATAACCTTTTCAGACGGTCTTACATATGATAACGCTGAACTTACAGGTATTACATCAGCATTTGCCGCAACAATAAATGAATTTAAAGAAAACGGAGCCACAGCAGCTTTTGGCGCTGCAGCTGGAGCAACTGATGCACTTGCATCAGATTTTTTTAGATCTAAAAGTTCATTAGGTGCGGCCAGAGCTCAATCTGCAGGTGTTGCTATTAATCCTAGAGCGGCGATGTTATTTAAGGCACCGACATTTAGACAACTTGCACTGGCATTTAAACTAATACCTTCAAACGCCACTGAATCAAATATCATAAGAATGATTATTAACTATGTAAGACTACATTCATATCCTCAGCTGATTGCAGGAGGCGCATCATTCATGTTTCCAAATTTATTTAGAATATCATTTTTAAGATTTGGACCAGATGGTAACACAAATCCATTTATTATTCCATTTGCTGATGCTTACTGCACAGGAATAACTACAAACTATAATGCGGCATCACCCGCACTTATGCAAGATGGTGCACCCTCAGAAGTTGATTTAACTCTTAACTTTCAAGAAACAAAAGTTCTCGATAGAAAGTCAATTATGGAGATGGCAGGCATGGACACTGGTGATAATTTTTTATTCTAGAGTAACTTAAGGATTAACTATGCAATATTTTAGATACTTTCCCACAATAAACTATGATCTTGATGACAATAAAGATACAAGAGAGATCATTGATGTATTTCGATTTGCAAAAATTATAAGCACAAAAACAATTGATGATATTTCTCTTTATTCATATTATTATATTCAAGATGGTGAAAGACCAGATCATGTATCTCAAAAATTATATGATACACCAAACTTATATTGGACTTTTTTCTTAGTAAATGAAAAACTCAAGAATGTCAACACTGACTGGCCGATGTCTTTCATACAACTTGATGATCATGTAGATCAAACATACACTGGCCATGCTCTTAATTTTGCCATATCCACAGCTATTCATGATAAATTAACTGTAGGAGAAACTGTAACAGGTCTTTTGTCAGGCGCGACAGGTAAGATAGTTTCTAAAGATCCTAATCTCGGCTGGATAAGAATAAGTAATAAAACTGGAACATTTCGAGCTGAGACTATTCA